CACCCGGAGTAAAAGGTGATAAGGGCGACAAAGGTGATCCCGGTGACGCTGGTCCGCAGGGCATTCAAGGAGTGGCAGGGCCACAAGGGGAAGCCGGTCCGCAGGGAATACAGGGTATTCAAGGCCCTGCCGGGAGCGATGCGACTGTGACTAAAACGGCAGTTGAAAACGTCCTGACCGGGGAGATAACAACACATACTCACCCCGGTGGCTCAGGTGGTTTAACTCAGGCTCAAATCTTAACACGACAACTATGATAATACTTTCAGAACAAACCGATAATTTACAGGCAGTACTTGCTGGAAGTGTAGCTGCAAATCAGCTCAGGTGTGCAACGTTTTGGCGAGATGTAACAACCACTACATTTACTCCGGGGCGAACGCTGGTAAATACTAACAATACAACCGATGTAAATATTGTTCCTGCTCCGGGGGCTTCAACACAAAGAATAATTGATTATATTTCTGTTTACAATGCTGATACAGCCAATGCTGATGTAACCATAAAGCTCGATGCGAACGGCACGGAATATATTTTATTCAAGGGTATCATTGCCACCGGTGAAATGTTGATGTACAACGACAAAAACGGATTTACCGTCATGACTATTTCAGGAGCTATCAAACAGGCTCAGGTGATAGGGTCAAACAATGTCGCTGTAAATGCTTAGAACTCCGTTGTACGTTCGGGCAACGTCGTAAACTACTACGCAACTGCGAACACAATAGCAGACGTAACCGGACTTTCTTTTGCTGTCACCGCAGGTCAGACTTACTGGTTTGAATTTGTTATACCTTACAATGCTGCGGCCACCACAACGGGGTCACGTTGGTCAATTACCGGACCGGGTAGTCCTACAATGTTAAGCTACAGGAGTGAGTACACTCTGACAGCCACGACCACAACGGTTAACTCTGCTGGTGCTTATGACATTCCGGCTGCGAGTAACGCATCTTCACTTACTACAGGTAATGTGGCTACTATTTGGGGTATAATCACTCCTTCCTCCAATGGTTCGGTTACGGCGAGATTTGCAAGTGAAGTTTCATCTTCAGCAATCACGGCACTTGCCGGAGCAACAATCAGATGGATGCGGGTAATTTGATTTGTTAAAAATATTTAATATATTTGGCCCATGATAATTTCAGGTGATAAAGGTCAGGGAGATAGTAGAAAAGGCTCGAATTACGATGAATGACTCAGGTTATATAGCAGTCTATGGCTCGTATTATGCCGAAGGCGGAACCAAATCAGAAGCCCTGGTAAACTTACTGGATGAAATCAATGCCGAAAGAGGATTTAAAAATCTTCAAAAGCGAAGGATGAAAAAAATATTTTGGCATAAAATGGGAATGAACTGATGCCAGGAGGTAAAGGTAAAATAAAGCCAGAGGAAGGCAAACAATTCAGTACCGAATATCAGCCTGATGAAAAGTGGACTGAAAATAATGCGACACAATTAGGTCAAGAACTTATTGACTGGCAAAAAGAAAAAGATGGTAATATTTTTTTTGAAGATTTTCTCATAATTCAGAAAGATTTATATCCTCAATTGATCTCTTATTTATCTGAAAAATTTACCTCGTTTTCGAAGCTGATTGAACGGGCGAGAAAAATACAGGAGATAAAGTTAAAGAGATTAGGCACGGCGGACGTGTTAAATGCTACTATGACCAAGTTTGTTTTAACCAATGATCACGGATGGCGGGATAAGACCGAAAATGAACAGCGGGTTAAGATAGTGGAGCCGATAACGGGAATAACCGTAAGCAAAAAATGATCCCGACAGTCGAGCTACAGGAGAAACAAATCATAGCAGCAGAATATTGGCTTGACAGTATTACAGAAGAACTTTTATTTGGAGGGGCAAAGGGCGGCGGCAAGCTCCTTATGTTAGACGAAAATATCCCAACGCCGTCAGGGTGGACGAAAAACGGGGATATAAAAATCAATGATTTTGTAATTAGCGCAGACGGAACTCCGGTTAGGGTTGTGGGGCTCAGTAATATTGAAGAAGATGATGCTTATGAATTGTTTTTCTCGGACGGCACATCAATAATTGCGGGACAATCACACCTGTGGAAAACAATGACCTTCGATGAGAGAAGGAAATTAGAAAGGAGAAATGATAAATACAGGGAGAACCGTCGTTCAATAAGGCCTTCCCGCTCGCTACAGAAGAAGAATTGGGTTGCGGAAGAAAATGCAAATAGAAAATATAAATATCTTCCTGCTCCCAGTGGAGGCATAAGGACAACAAAGGATATTTATTTGTCGTTAAAAGTAAAAGGCGGCATCAATCATTCAATAGATCAACATCCGCCTCTAAGTTTGCCTTCCGTTGATCTTCCCATACCGCCTTATACGCTTGGTGCCTGGCTGGGTGACGGAACATCAATAAACTCGCAAATTACCGGTATCGACGAGGATATATTTAAGAATATAGAAAAAGAGGGATTTCAGGTTACACATCACAAGAACATTAAGTCGCACAATATATCAGGATTAAAATTATTGCTAAGAGGTGAGAGGATTTTAAATAATAAACATATTCCGTTATTGTATTTACGATCTTCCTACCATCAAAGGTTATCGCTATTGCAGGGAGTAATGGACACTGATGGGTGGAGCGACATTGATGGATCGTGTGCTATAACCTTAAAAGATAAAGTTCTTTTTAATGATGTGGTTCATTTGATTAGGACGTTTGGCATTATAGTAAATACATCAATTGTAGAAAAAACCTGTGTTAATAACGGCAAGAAAGGAACATATTATAATGCGAAGTTTGTAACATCAATACCGGTATTCAGATTACAGCGAAAGTTAACACGACAAAACTTATCCCCAAACATCAGATATACTCGAAGGTTTATTATAAATGCAAAGTATATCGGTAGAAAAAAAATGAGGTGCATTCAGATAGAGAACGAAGATGGGATGTATTTAGCCGGAAGTCAATTTATCCCTACGCATAACTCTTATCTGGGCTGCTTTTTGATTTTTGGGGATGCCCTGATTTATCCCGACACTTCGTATTTTATTGCCCGCCGTGATCTTAATGACCTCGTAAAATACACCTATCCCTCTATTGTTGAAGTGTTCACTAAAATGGGATTATCGTTCCCGGATTATGTTACATACAACGGACAGCACAATTACTTTTCACTTTACAACGGATCAAAGGTTTATTTTATTGATTGTAAAAGATTGCCTTCCGATCCTGAGTACCAGCGTTTCGGATCGCTTCAGTTTACTCGTGGGTGGTTTGAGGAGATAGGACAGATCGACAGCATGGCAATCATTAACTTGGCCGCTGCTGTTGGTCGGTGGAAGAACTCTGATTACAACCTGAAGCGAAAAATACTGATGACCTGCAACCCTAACAAGGGATATGCTTATACCAACTTTTATCTTCCGCAAAAGAACGGGTCAATCCCTGATTACCGGAAGTTTGTCCAGGCTCTTCCGACTGATAACGCATATCTGACGGCTGATTATTTGAATGCACTGGGTCGGCTGCCTGAGAAAGAGAAGCAGAGATTGATGTTTGGTGAGTGGGAATATGATGATGATCCGACTGTATTGATTGACTTTGAAAAAATCAGTAATTTATTTACAAATGATTTTGCCTTGAAAGGTGAAAAGCGAATAGTTGCTGATATTGCCCGGTTTGGATCTGACAGGGCTATTATAACCGTGTGGGACGGAATGAGATTAATCGAGTATATTACATTTGCCATATCTTCAACGCTGATAATAAAAGATGCAATCAATGCTTTAAAGACCAAACACAAGATTGGTTCATCAAATATACTTGTAGATGAGGACGGCGTTGGCGGTGGCGTGGCAGATGAATTGAAGTGTAAGGGATTCAAGAACGGATCTTCACCGACAAATAAGATGTACTTCAATCTGAAATGTCAGTGTGGGTATAAGCTGGCTGAACTTGTAAAGTACATTTACATTGAATGCGATTTGCCGGATAGTGAGATTGAAATGATACGGCAGGAACTGGGGATGTTAAAAACATACGAGAGCGATAAGGACGGTAAGTTAAGGATACTCCCGAAGGAGAAGATTAAGGAGATACTGGGCCGTTCGCCTGACTGGTTGGATGTTTTCATTATGCGGATGTATTTTGAGTTGGGAATAAAAGAAAGTAGTCCGATGGTCGGCTTCCGTTCAATCGGATAAAAAATTTATATGAACAATTAAAAATAAACATTATACTTTTGAGACATGAGAAATAAGAACGTAATGTACATAAGCCCAAGG